CACCTACTGGTAACACCTTTGTAGGTACACTAAATGGTAAGATGAAAGTTTATATCGACCCATACAGTGCAACAACAACTGGTGGTAGTGATGTTAACTTCGCATGTGTTGGTTACAGAGGTAGCAACCCATACGATGCTGGACTGTTCTACTGTCCATATGTTCCACTACAAATGGTTCGTGCCGTTGGTGAAAACACCTTCCAACCAAAAATCGGGTTCAAGACTCGATACGGTATGGTAGCAAACCCATTCGCACACGATGACGGTTCTGCCGTAATGTCAAGTGGTGAACTAGTTGCAAGTAAGAATGTCTACTACAGACTCTTTGCAATCACTAACCTACATGGTAACACTAGTGGTTCATCATAAACCTTAAATTAATGTAGAGCAATCTACACAACAGAGATTTGGGAGTCCTTCGGGACTCCCTTTTCTTTTTATACATATAGTAGGAGAATTTTATGCCATATTCAAATCCAAATGCACAGGGAACTACTGGTGGATACACTGGTCCTGGAATACCTGATGTCACTAGGGTTTATAATCCTAGGCAGCCTGCTACAAACAATTATCTTTCTACCAATTACTTTAGATTAGAGATTACAAGACTTCCCACTGTAACATATTTCTGCCAAAGTGTGGGTCTGCCTGCATTGACTTTAACACCTGTTGAACAACCTACAGTATTAGGTCTTAATCCAAAATGGATAGGTGGTAAGTATAACTTTGATGATTTGACTGTTAATTTCATAGTAGATGAAAATATGCTGAATTGGTTAGAAGTTTTTAATTGGATGAAAGATATTGGCACTATGGAAAGCCTCGACAATACCATAGACAGAAAACAAACTATGGAATTCTTTTCTGATATTCTTCTTGTAGTTACCAATAGTGCATATAAGCCAAAATATCATATAAGATTTAAAGATGCATTTCCTATAGCACTTACTGGTATAGATTTCAATTCGGCATCCACAGATACCGAACCTGTGGTGGCTTCTGCAACATTCACATACACATCATATAGTGTTACGGCTCTTTAATTGCTCTTGACTTTATCGTTTTTTATGTTATAATAAGTCTGGAGATTTATTATGAACATGGAAGAATTAAGATTGATGGTCAAGGACGATTTGGTTATGGATAAAACTGAATTAGATATAGAATCCATGAAAACGCCACAAATACATAACAAATATCTTGTAATGTATAGTGATGAAAAATTGATATTAGGCAAACTCGAATCAGATTTAAACATTCTTAAAAGGGACAAATGGCTGTATTATACAGGAAAAATGAGTCCAGAACAACTAGAGGATAGAGGGTGGGACACATTTGACCTAAATATTTTGAAAACTGACATAGATAAATTTTTAGGTGGTGATGAAGATTTGATTAAGTTGGCGAATCGAATACTCTTTCAAAAAGAAAAAGTAAACTATCTCGAAAATGTAATTAAAATTATCAACAATAGACAGTGGAATATTCGTGCAGCCATCGATTGGTTAAAATTCACTAATGGCGCATGAGTGATTTAGATATACAACATATAGATTCTGTTCACATCAAAATTAGATGTGAAAGGTCGATTGCAAAAGAACTAAGTGATTTTTTCACTTTTACTGTTCCTAACTATCAATATACCCCCGCATATAAAAATAAAATATGGGATGGTCAAATACGACTCTATAGTGTACACACTCAATTGCTATATTCTGGGTTGCTTGATTATGTTTATAAATTTGCAAAGGAAAGAAACTATACGGTTGGAACTGATATAGAAAAACCACAAATTACTATACCACATAAAGATGTGAATTCTTATATTCTGGATAAGATACGACCAACTGTAAATGGAAAAGAAATACAACCACATGAACATCAAATAGATGCCATTACTCATGCAATAAACAAAGAACGATGTCTTCTTCTTTCTCCAACTGGAAGTGGTAAATCTTTAATAATTTACAGCCTAGTTAGGTATTATGAATCTATTTTACCAAAAGATAAAAAGATACTAATTATCGTACCAACAACAGGATTGGTTTCTCAGATGTATAATGATTTTAAAGATTATTCATCAAAAAACAAGTGGAATGTTGATAATAAATGTCATGTAATATATGCGGGACAGGATAAAGTAACAGAGAAAAAGGTAGTAATATCTACATGGCAAAGTTTGTATAAGATGTCCGAGAAATATTTTTCTCAATATGGTGCAATATTTGGTGACGAATGTCATTTATTCAAATCCAAGTCCTTAACTACTCTCATGACAAAATTAAAGGATTGTAAATACCGTATAGGAACAACAGGGACTCTGGATGGGACACATACACACAAGTTGGTAGTAGAAGGATTGTTTGGTGGGGTTCATAATGTTACCACTACCACAAAATTGATGGAAAAAGATTTGCTTTCTAAATTAGAAATAGATTGTATAAATTTACAATATCCAATGAAGGATATAGAATCTATAAAAAGAGCAACATATCAAGATGAGATTAAATGGATAATAACCCACGAAAAACGAAATGAATTTATTACTTCTCTATGCTCTAGTATGAAGGGTAATACTCTACTCCTATTTAATTTTGTGGAACATCACGGAAAACCATTATTTAATAGAATCAGAAGTGAATGTGGCGATAGAAAGGTGTTCTTTATTCATGGCGGAACAGATACTGAACAAAGAGAGTATATTAGAAAGATTATAGACAAAGAAAAGAATGCTATATTAATTGCTTCATATGGAACTTGCTCTACTGGAATTAATATCAAAAATATTCATAATATTATTTTTTCATCACCTTCTAAATCGGTTGTAAGGGTATTACAGTCTATTGGCAGGGGGTTAAGAAAGTCAAATGATAAAGACCATGTCAAATTATATGATATTAGTGATAATTTAAACTTTAAAAAGTACAAGAACCACACTATGCGACACTTTGATGAACGAATAAAGATATATAATAGAGAGAACTTTGTTTTTAATGTATTAAAAATAAAACTATAAGGGAATATAGTTATGGAAAAATCATACCGAATATTAAAATTAAGAAGTGGCGAAGAACTCATTGCAGAAATTCAAGGAGAAGCCAATAATAAGTTAATACTTTCAAGACCAATGATTTTTAAGAGTTTAATCATACCTGACCCTTTTGGAAGACAAAAAGAAATAACAATTCTCAAGAATTGGCTATCTCATACAAATGAAATTCAAACTAAAATACCAAAAGACTTTATCGCAACATATCTAACACCAGATAATGATGTTGTAGAACTTTACGACCTAGAAAAAGAAAAACAAGATACGGATTCAAATCCAAAAAGAAAAATAATCGATGTAAAAAAAGATAATCAGTTTCCCAAAGAACCTCGAAAAATGGATGATATGACACCAGAAGAATTAAATGATTTTTTAACCAAAGTAAAGCAAGAATTAAACGAAAACCCAGATGCATTTGAAGATGACCAAATGATGATGCCTCCCGATATGCAAAATTTTATAACCATGTCAATATTTTTGCCACCAGAAGCACTTCTATCTTTAGTTGATGCGGGATTATTAGATGTAGAAGATGTAAATTCTCTAATAGATTCTCTCAGAGATAACAATCACCATAATGACAACTATAAAGGCGATGACGAAAAAAGACAATCAGAAGAAGACTTCGGCATGGATTGGAAAGACTGGTCACCAAATCCAGAAGATTATTTAAAATGAATATAAACTATTTTATTCCCCTGGCACAGATAATTGTAATCGACAATTGCAATTTTGTCAAGTAAAAAATAGATATTTTTATATACATTTTAAATAATTGATGTATAATAAGTAACATATGAGTAAAGAAGATAAAAAACCTCCCACAAAACCACATTATGTAGATAATAAAGAATTCTTTAAATGTATGGTTGAATGGAAAAAGAAAATAATTGAAGCAGATTCTTGTGATGAACGAAGACCACCAGTTACGGATTATATTGGTGAATGTTTTTTAAAGATTGCCAACCATTTATCTTATCGACCTAATTTTATAAATTATCCATTCAGAGAAGAAATGATTGGCGATGGTATAGAAAATTGCTTAATGTACGCACATAACTTTAATCCAGAAAAATCAAAAAATCCATTCTCATATTTTACACAGATAATTTATTATGCTTTTTTAAGAAGAATTGAAAAAGAAAAAAAACAAAACTATATCAAATTTAAATTATTAGAAACAGCCGAAGATGCACAAATTAGGAATTGGTTTAAAGATAACTATTTTGAAAAAGAAAAGAAAGAAGATGTCAACAATGAAGAATTATCTTCTGATAAACTTCTTGCTAAACATTTTAAATTAAATGAAACCGATATAGAAAAGTTCACCCCAAAGAAAAAGAAAAAATCAAATAAAAAAACTAAAAGCAATTTAGATAAAGTTTTACAGGATGATATAAATAGTGAAAATAGCACTGATTAATGACACGCACTTTGGTGCAAGAGGCGACAGCCAATTATTTTTAGATTATTTTATGAAGTTCTTCGATGATGTATTTTTTCCATACCTCAAAGAGAACGATATAAAGACAGTCATACATGCCGGCGACTTAATGGACAGAAGGAAGTTTGTAAACTTCAATGTTCTTAATCAAGTCCGTACAAGATTTATGGATAGACTAAAAGATGAAGGTGTAGAATTACACTGTATTCTTGGCAACCATGATGTATACTACCGAAATACAAACACAATCAATTCGATACGAGAATTATTCGGTGATGATTTAATTTTATATGAAGAACCTGCTGTGGTAAACTTTGATGGATTAGATATTGCATTACTTCCGTGGGTGAATAAAGAAAACAATGTCGCGTCCGTAAACTTTATCAAGTCTGCAGCGGCACCAATTCTCATTGGACATCTTGAGTTGCAAGGATATGATGTGATGAGAGGGGTCAAATATGATGGTGGAATGGATGCAAAAATATTTGAAAGATATGAGAAGGTATATACAGGACACTTTCATTGTCGTCAAGAACATGGCAACATATACTATATGGGAACACAATACCAGATAACCTTTGCAGATTTAAAAGAGCAAAAGGGGTTTCATATATTAGACACAGAAACAAGGGAAATTGAATTTATTCCAAACCCATATAAGATGTTTCATGCGGTATCATATAATGATGAAGATGGACCTGTTGACAGCGCCAAGTTAGATTGTGAATATTTAAAAGGTTCTTATGTAAAATTATATGTGGAAAATAAAAAACATCCCTATTCTTTTGAGAGATTTATGGACAAACTCTACAACTGTGGCGTGGCAAAGATTACAGTAGTAGAAGAATTAATTAATTCTGAATGGACTAAGGAAGAAATTGTTGACTTGGCACAAGATACTGTTACACTAATCAATAATGAAATAGATTTAATTGAGGAAGTAAAAGATAAAACAAAAATGAAGAAGATTATCAAGGATTTATATATGGAAAGTTTAAGTATATGATAATATTTAAAACACTTTCTTATAGAAATTTCCTATCAACAGGAAATTATAAAACAGTCATAGACCTCAGAAAAAATAATAACACACTTATATCTGGAGATAACGGTGCAGGTAAATCAACAATGCTTGATGCTCTGACATATTCATTGTTTGGAAGGTCTTTTCGTGGTACGAAAATTCCACAGTTAATTAATTCTATAAACAATAAAGAATGTGAAACGGAAATAGAATTTTTGATTGGTAGAGATGAATATAAAATAATTCGTGGATTAAAACCAAAGAGATTTGAAATTTATATGAATGGTGATTTATTAGACCAAGATGCCAAATCTAGAGATTATCAAAAGATTTTAGAAGAACAAATCCTAAAGATGTCATACAAATCATTTTGTCAAGTAGTCATTCTTGGTTCATCCAATTATGTTCCATTTATGAAACTATCTACAACAGATAGAAGATTGGTTGTAGAAAATCTTTTAGATATTGATGTATTTTCTACCATGAACACTATAGTTCGTTCACGACTCCAGATGGTAAAGGAGTATGTAAAAGACATCGACCACAAAATTGAAATTGCTAAAAGTAAGATAGACGAAAAACAAAAACTTATTGATACACTTAAAAAGAAATCTGATGACTCTATAGAAGATTATAAAAACGAAATAGAAACAAACAATAAAGAGGTTTCAAAACTACAAGAAGAAATTAAAGAACTACAACACAAAGTTAA